GGAACTATCCCTTCTTCGGGTTCAGGTACTGTAAAAGTCTGAGAGGATAAAACCTTATCACTATCATCTCTTCCGATCGTAAAACCGAAAAGTTTGATTGCCATAATTTATTTTCTATTTAAGGTTATGCGTTTGGACCTTCGCCCCCACTACCTGCTTTTTCATCGGAAGCAAGTATAGGTTTGACGCCATCTCCTGCTGCTTCAGGGATATCAAAATATGAATATGCAAAAGTAACTGTGAACTCTTCGATTGCATCACTCTGATCGAATCCCAAGTCGATTGCCGAAGCAATTGTTGGGAATGCGTAGTGGAACTGATATGTCCTCAGAGTTGCATTTGCTTTTGAGAGTTGAGATACTTTGATCGTACAGGAAGAAGCACCTGATCCTTCCTTACCGATTCTTACTTTGTTACCGAAAGCACTTTGAAATTTTCCAATGCTGTGCATCCACTTTTCAATATTATGACGAATCTTAAAGTTTTCGTCATTGTAGAAAGTCAAAGTCAAATCTTCGTAAGTCCTTGTACCAGGCAGTTTGATCTGCCTGCCAAGAAAGTTAACGGGAATCTGACCCAGGTTGGATGCCGGCAACTGTGCATTTTTACATAAGATCCCTGCCTCTTCCCCAAGGGAGACGTCAGGTACTTCAAGTCCGTCAAACTGTACGTGGTACAGTGACGGTCTAGCACCTGCGGCAGTAAAGTTCGTAACGAACTGATCAATTTTAAATACGTTTTGTGGCATTTATATCCTTCCTTATACTGCGCCAATTGCTTCTTCGAAACTTACGCCAGAGCGAACTGCAACAAAGGAGAGTCGGATGAAGTTAATAGATTTAGTCGGTTTCACGAAAATATCTGCAACAAATTTATTGCTATCTATTATATCGTCAGTATTGTTTGTCTCATCACAGACCACTGCAAAGTCAGTTAAACCCTGACCTGCCTGAATACCTTGTAAGAAACCTTCAGTTTGAGATGCAAACTGGCTTCTGGTAAAATCTGTGTTAAACTGGAAGAGTACACTTCTCGCCGATTCTGAGATGACCTTCTGCATATAGATGAAGAGTCTTCTTACGTTGATTCGGTCGAAAGCACTTGGTTTTGCCGATAAAGTTTTATCACCAAAAAGCATGATACCCTGACCAGGGAAGGAGACAACACTGTTATACCCTATTCTATATAGTTCGTCTCTTTGAACCTGCACAGGATTGAAAGCCAACTTGATTGGGCTATTAAGTATACCTCTCTGAAGACCAGCAGGAGAGAACCATGTATCTGCTTCCTGATCAGTTCTTGCACAGAGACCTGCAACATCGCCATTAAGTGGAACCCAACGATAAGTGTCATTGTACTTGTCGTACTGATAACCCCATCCTGTATCCAAGATTGCGTAAGTTGAAGATTTAATAGAATTTCTGAATGTTTTTAGATTCTGAACCTCTGACCCAGGTACAAGTACAACATCGGAGAACTCAGGTGAGACAAGAGCAACTGCATCTTTTCTCTTTTCTGCGACATTAATAACGTAGTTGGCCAATGCAGGTCCGTCTCCTTCAGGAGCAGCACCCATCATAAGCAGACTTACTTCGATTGTATTTGGATCATTGAAGAGATCCCATCCAAGTTGTAAGTCTCCAACACCTACGTTTGAACCATCTGAACCACCTGCCATCTCATAGTAAGATGTACCCTTTACGAGATCAAAGATATTATCTTCTGCTTTGTCTCCCCAGTTGGTTGGACCAGTTTGGTGTTTTACGAATCTGACATACTTTGAAGTATTGTTGACACGATTTTTGTAGTAAATAGTTGCACCTTCAGGTGATTTTGCGTTCTTGGCAACTGACAAACTGTCATAAGTTTCCAAGACTTCGTCTTCAATACCTGTCCAGCGACCACGATAATCGTATACAACTACGTGTACTTCATCGTTTACTGAGTTAGAAGTTACAGCAAACTCACTGGTTCCTGGTGCTCTGTCGAAATTCAGTGCGAATCTCCATCGTGCATCCATTGAAGTTCCACCAGCAACTGCTGAAGGTGAAATTGGACCATTGAGAGTTATGCTTGTATCGTTTGTTACGGCGATTACCTCTGCAGTATTTGTGCCAATGATGATTGTATCACCGACAAAAATCTCGTTGGTAAAGTTTGAGGAATCACCTGTGACTGTATTTGAATTAGCAGTCATTGAGATAGTACCTGCACAGGTCTTCTCGAAATTTGATCTTGCTTTACGTACTCCGATTACGCCACTCTGATCAGCAGGGGCATACTTGAGTACTGCATTTGTAGCATCAGTTACTGCTGATACAACGTAATCTACAGAATTCAGTGTGATAACGTCACCTGCTTCGAGTTCAGTATCGAATGCAGTATCGACACCTGTCATAGCAGTGCCTACAACTGAAATTGTTCCTACCATATCATAGGCAGGTTTATCAGCAGGGCACAACGAAACACCAAGACTGTTACCCAGTTCTCCTGGGAATCTCCCCATCCAAAAACGATTGGCAGTTGCATCAGCACCGCCACCTTGATCTGGATCCATTGAGACGTAGTCTACGTCATTTTTGACAAGTTTACCCACTCCATCTGTAGTGGAGTTGAGTGCAGTATCGTCGTCTGTAACACGACATACTCTTAAATTGTTACTGTACGACAGAAAGTTGGCTGCAGTATAGTAATGGACGAAGTTATCGTCGTTAGGTTTGTTGAATGTATCTCGAAGAACTACCTCGGATGAGATTAAAACTCTCTCATCAACTGGTCCCCATGTAAACTGTCCTACACATGCCCCGATTGAGGTAGATACGACAGGAGTCCCCGTGGTAAGATCGATCTCTCGTACATTAACACCTGGTGAAATTGGAAATGACATCTTACTCCTAGTAATGTAACGTCAGCAGAAGTATTGCACATTTATTTAGGGTTGGACGACTTTACAGCCAATCGGTCCCTCTATTCTCCAACCAGTCATCATTGCCCTCTCTAGCAACGTGCGTGGTCTCGGAAGGAATATCCATAAGTCCATCATCTATGAAACCAAAGGGAGTTAACTCGTCCCACGTTTCCTCTTCTACATCGTTTAATAGATTTTCTCTAAGATTTACGTCAGTCAACTCAGCAAAATATCTCTGAGCAACTAACCATGCAAATGATACACAACACATGACAAGGTCGTCATGACATCCTGGAGTTGCCTCCCATGATTGACCTTTCTGTGCGAAAGAATAAAACTCAGTTATAAGATTTACATCCCTTAGTACTATCTTTTCCTGCTCGACAAGATTCTTAACAGTCATACACCCAATGTTCTTTACAGGACGTGTCATTTTCAAACCCATCATCGCTGACCTTTTGAACCCACTTGATATTTGGATTCCATTTCTACCTGCGTTCCAAGTCATGAGAAGATTCTCATAACCTAAATCGTGGCGTAGAATGTCACCGACCTGAGCACCTGACCCATCTATTTCTACAAGAGTGTATGCGTTGTTGTACTGTCTGACTAGTTGATGAATTACGTTGGGAAATACAAGTGGCGTAATCGTATTATCTCTATAGATTGCCGCAACTGTGTATGGTATCTGAGTTATGTTGTAAATTATAAATGCTGAATAGTCTTTACCTTTGCCTAAAGCAACATCCACTGTGCAGGCATACAAATAATTCGTGCTGGGTTCCTCATAAATGGTGAGACCATGTTTCTGTAAATGAGGTTTTTCCCAACGAAGTGCCTGTAAAACATTTGGGTCGATCAGTGTCGCATCTGAACCGATAAATTCAGTCTCAAACTCCTGGCGAAACTGCTCGACTGAGGTATTTCTGATCGTTTTTTCTTTCCATTCTTCATCTCTACCTGGAACCTCAGACCAGTGAACTTCGATAGGTACAAATTCAGATCGTCCATCGACTGCTTCTTTCCACATTTTATAGTAGTGGTTCATCCCGTAAGGAGTCGATACAATCATCAATTTTGTATTTTGACCTGAGGAAATTGTAGGGAAAACTGAACGGAAAAAGTCCTCTGCTAAGTTGTTCTCCACGAATGCAAACTCATCGAGAAATACCAGATTAAAAGAACTACC